GGGCTTGCCGCACAGCGCGATAATGCCCGCAATGCTCGCCGCCACACCGTCAATATAGACCGTGATGTCCGCCTTGCTCGTGCGCAATGCATTATATATTGCGATGCCACTGAATACGTCACCGCCGCGGCTGTTGATGCGCACGTCTATCTTGGAGTACTGTGACTGCAAGGCCATCAGTTCGGCCACCACGCGGCCGCTGTCCACGCGCTGCCCGTCGCCTACGTCACCATATAGCAGTATGGCAACCTCACCTTCGCCAGGTATTATATTGAAGAATTTCTTTTGCACCGTATTTGATTTTTCGGCAAAATTAAAGTGAAAAAACGAACCCGAAAAATCGTAAAAATATGGTGTAATACGGAATGTACACCATTGCAATTCAGGCGTATATGATTAATTTGCAATTTCACCATTAGTGAAAAAAGGGGGAAATTTGCATACAAAATAAGAAATGGATGGCAAAGACAAATATCGATAAGAAGAGCATTGCACGATCTCTATTCTTGGACGGTAATTACACCCAGGAGGAGATTGCAGACAAGGTGGGCACCACCCGCCAGACGGTCAGCCGATGGATCCGCGAGGGCAACTGGGAGGAAGTGAAGGCATCCGTGGCCATCACCCCCGCACAGATAATCTCACAATGGAACAGGCAGATTATTGAGGTAAACAACGCCATCGCCGCGCGTGACGAGGGACAACGCTACGCCACGCCCGCCGAAGCCGACGCGTTGGCCAAACTAGCCGGAGCTATAAACAAGTTACAGAACGATGTCGGCGTGAGCGACTGCGTGTCCGTGGCCATGCGCTTCCTAACATGGCTGCGCCCGCTGGACGTCGAGGCGGCCAAGCAGTTCAACAACCTCTTTGACGCATTCATTAAAGACCAGACCACACGCGGATGAAAGCAAAACATACGGACAAGCAAGCATTGGAGCTGTGGCGCAGGTTTCATGAAGGGCTGGCCAAGGACGTGCCGGTGGACGATGGCCTGTCACGCCACGAGATAGACCGCCGGCGTAAGGAGTTGGAACGCGACCCCGTGGAGTGGATACGCTATTTTTTCCCAGCCTATGCCAAGTACGAGTTCGCCCCATTCCATATTAAGGCCATACGGCGTATCGTGGGCAACGACGAGTGGTACGAGGTTCTCTCTTGGAGTCGCGAGCTGGCGAAGAGCACCGTGGCGATGTTCGTGCTGATGTACCTAACGCTAACCAAGCGCAAGCGATTCGTGGCATTGGCTGCGGCCACCATCGATGCGGCCACGCGCCTGCTCGCGCCCTATAAGGCCAACTTTGAGAAGAACGCGCGCTTGATTCAGTTTTACGGCAAGCAAGAAACCATAGGCGCATGGACCGACAAGGAGTTCACCTGCGCATGCGGAGCGAAGTTCATCGCCCTAGGTGCAGGGTCGGCCCCGCGTGGTATGCGCAACGAGGCCATCCGCCCCGACGTGTTGTATTTCGACGACTACGACACCGATGAGGATTGCCGAAATCCGGTGACGCTAGACAAGAAGTGGCAATGGGCCGAACAGGCATTGTATCCCACGCGCTCCATATCGGAGCCGACCTTGGTGTTGTGGTGCGGAAACGTCATCGCCAAAGACTGCTGCATAACGCGCGCTGGGGCACTGGCCAATAGTTGGGATGTGGTGAACATCCGCGACAGGCACGGGCGCAGCACTTGGCCGCAGAAGAATACCGAGGAACAGATAGACCGAAGCCTCTCAAAGATCTCGGTGCGGGCTCAACAGGGCGAGTACTTCAACAACCCCGTGGCAGAGGGCAAGATATTCAAGAACCTGCCCTGGGGCAAGGTGCCGCCCTTGAAGAAGTTCCGCTTTTTGATTGGCTACGGCGACCCCGCCTATTCCGACAGCAAGAAGAAGGGCAGCTCCACCAAGGCCTTGTGGCTGGTAGGTAAGTACAAGGGGGTGTATTACGTAATTAAGGGCTTTCTCGCTCACGAAACCAACGCCGAGTTCATCGGCTGGTACTTTGAGTTGGACAAGTACGTGGGTGGAAAAACCAACGTGTACTGGTACATCGAGAACAACAAGCTGCAAGACCCATTCTACCAGCAGGTGTTCAAGCCGCTGCTGCGCGACGAGTGCGCAGCGCGCAAGGTGCAGCTCTTCATTCGCGAGGACACGCGAAAGAAGACCGACAAGGCCACGCGCATCGAGGCCAACCTGGAGCCGCTCGACCGATTAGGTACATGGATATTCAACGAGGAAGAGAAGGACAACCCCCACATGCAGGAACTCATTAACCAGTCCAAACTCTTCGAGCTCACCCTGCCTTACCCTGCCGACGGCCTCGACGCCGTGGAGGGTGCCGTTACCATGGTGGACCAGAAGACGGGCGAACTGGAACCCACCTACACCATCGCGCTTAACGATGAGGATATGAATAAGGACAACCCATTTATGATGTAACATGAGCAATTTCATAGACATAACCGACTACGACGCGAGCATACATCGCGAGATTCTCGACAGCCTGTTGCGGCAAGGCACGGCCGACTACGACCCGCAGATTGTGGAGATATGCGAAGACCGCGCCGTAATGGAGATGCGGTCGTACTTGAACAAGAAGTACGACTGCGACAAGATTTTCTCCGCGCGCGGCACCGACCGCCACGCCCTAGTGTTGATGTTCGCCCAGGACATCGCCATATACCACATATACTGTCAGCACAACCCATATAAGATCTCCAAGAGCAGGGAAGACCGCTATAACCGTGCCATGGAGTGGCTAAAGGGCGTGATGCGTGGCGATTTGACAATTGACGGCGCGCCGCTGTTGCCAGCCGAGGAGATTGAGGACAAAAGCCGATGGCAGATAAAGGCGGACGAAGTGCGCCCCACGCTCTTATAGACAGACTAACAAAAACATTACAAGATGAAGAACTTGAAACTAAGGCGTGCCCAAGGCCGCCGAATAACGCAGGGCGGCATGCTCGCCAGCCCGGGCGGACGCCAGCCCGACGTGGTTCTGCAGATGCCGGAGTTGTTCCACTTCAATTTGCAGCATTACATGAATGCCGTCACTTCCGCGCGCGGGATCGATTACAGCAACCGCGTGCGCCTCTACGACATGTACGAGAGTGCGAACTTCGACCTGCACCTCACGGGCGTTATGGCGAAGCGGCTGCGCGGAGTGACGCAAATCCCCATCGAATTTCAGCGCGAAGGGAAACCCGATGAGGAGATAAACAGGCAACTGCGCTCGCCCTGGTTCAAACAGCTGCGCAAGGAACTCATCCTCTCCGAGTTCTGGGGCTTCACACTGGTGCAGTTCCGCAAGGACGAAGACGGCAACATCCGCTTCGACACCATCAACCGAAAGCATTACGACCCCGTGCAAGGCCGTGTGCTTCGCCATCAGGGCGACATGGGCGGCGAGCCCATAGAACAGTTTCCCCATACGCTTTTCGTGGGATCGGAGCGCGGACTGGGCATCTTCGCCGAGATACTGCCCGCCGTGCTGTACAAGAAGGGCAATATGGGTGACTGGGCGCGTTTCTGCAACATATTTGGCATGCCCATACGCGAGTACACCTACGACGCCGGTGACGAGGAGGCGCGCAAGACGCTCATCCGCGAGGCGCGGCAGCAAGGCACGAACGCGGTGTACATCCATCCCAAGGACAGCGAACTGAAATTGCTCGAGGCAGCCAACAAGACGGGCAGCAGTGAATTGTACCGCACATTCGCCGAATACTGGGACAGCAAGATTAGCATCCGCGTTCTTGGCAACACCCTCACCACCGACGCCAAGGACACGGGTACGCAAGCCCTTGGCACAATTCACAAGGAGGAGGAAGACGAGATGAACGCGGATGACCGCGACTTCATCCTCGACATCCTCAATTATCAGATGCGTGACATCTTCGCCCAACTGGGATTCAACACAGACGGAGGTGAGTTCGTATATGCCAAAAAGGAGAAGGTGGATACCGCGCAGCAGATTGACATCGTGCAGAAGCTGTCTAACATGGGGCTGCCTATCGACGACGACTATTTATATGAGACCTTCGGTGTTACAAAACCGGAGAACTACAACGAGCTGAAAGCGAAGAAGGAAGAGGAACGTGCGGCCTTGCGCCAGCAACTCGCCCAACAGCCCGAACCGCCCGAACCGGACACAAAGAAAGCCCCACAGAACGCCCTGCGCCGTTTTTTCGGCCTAGCCCCGACACCCATCGGGGCGGACAACGACTTCTAATTGACAACCTCTACTATGGTGGCGGGCGGTGCGGGTGTCACGCACATTTCCACAATGCCGAAGGCGGCGTGGAGGTTTCGGACGACTTGCTCGGCGACTTCCTGCACACCATTTACGAAGGCTTTGACACCTCCAACGAAATCGAGCCGAAGATGTGGCGCGAGCTGCAACGCACCATGAATGAGGCGGCAGCCGAGGGCCTGGCACGCGGCGACTACCAACCGCGACCCACC